CAATGTACTAGAAATTATAAAATAACTCCGATCAATAGAAAGATAAGACATTTAATAGGATTAAAAGATAGACAAAGATTTCCACGCGACATGTGGGTAGAAGTATGGGTAGGAATATCCACTGATGAAGCAATGAGAATGAAACCTTCTAGAGAAAAATGGGTAAAAAATACGTGGCCTTTAATTGATCACAAAATGTCTAGGCAGTCTTGTCTTGATTGGTACAAAGGAAAAAATTATAGGACTCCAGCAAAAAGTTCTTGTATTGGTTGTCCTTATCATGATAATACTCTTTGGAATGAGATTAAAACAGATACTCCTGAAGAATTTGAGGAAGCCTGCCAGTTAGATGATATGATAAGAAATTCAGCTAAGGATCCAGACATAAAAAGATATTTACACAGAAAAGGTGTCCCTTTAAGAGACATAGACTTCAATGAATTATTAAAAAAGAAAAAGAAATCAGAGGATCAATTAGATTTATTTAATAACGAATGTGAAGGGATGTGTGGAGTCTAAGAAAAAAGCTTTAGAGTATCAAGAAGGAGGAAAGCATTATGTTCAACATGCTATCCAACCAGTTGTTTACTGCATGAAAAATAAATTAAATACAATTGATTCTAATATAGTTAAATATGCCACTCGCAAAAAGCCTGGAGAAACTAACAAGCAAAGATATAATAAAATTATTCACTACGCAAAATTAGGTATGGAACTAGATGACAAATCAAATTAACTTTACCTTTCAAGATTCTGATTGGACTACACCAACTACCTTTCCCGATTTAAAAAATGCGCCTGAAATAGCAATTGACCTGGAGACTAAAGATCCTGATATCAAAACAAAAGGACCTGGGTGA